GTTCCAAGTGGACCGATAAATCTTACGCGGAGAGGTTCGATGAGGTTGTCCGCCGTGTCAAGGCCATCATGCCCGAAGCCTCCTCGCCACGAAAGCAACCCGACCCGGAGACAATAAAAGCTGAAGCGAAAGCGAAGCTGGAAAAAGCTCCGGCAAGGAAACCCACAACCCTTTCGGATATTCCCGGGGGTGCCCCCGCAACAGTGAGCGATGAGATCAGTGCAATGAGCCCGCATGAGCTGGCCCGGAAACTGATGAGCATGTCCGCTCACAAGGCGGCAGCCCTGAGAGCCGAACTTGATTAAGGATTTTAAATGGCTGAAACCAACGTAGGAAGCGGCAGTTCACTCGCCGTCAAGCACTATAGCGCGGCCCTCTTCGCCAACACACTGAAGGGCGCGGCCGCAATGGAAAATCTGGTTGGACCGGTTGAGCCGACTGCCGTGATGGAAAAGATCGCGGGCCAGACTCAACCTGGCATGACTATCGTGCGCATCGACAATCTGATGAAAAATGCGGGAGACACCGTATCGCTCGATCTGGTCGATACCATCGGCGGCGAACCGCTCATGGGCGACGTTAACCGTGAAGGCCGTGGCAGCGCGCTCTCGTTCTCCTCGATGGACATCAGGATCGATCTGTCCAGTAAGGTGGTTGATGCGGGCGGCAGCATGTCGCAACAGCGCACCAAGCAGCAACTGCGCGAGATCGCGCTGGCGCAACTGTCCGGCTATTTCCCGCGTCTCGCATCGCAAACTTCGCTGGTGCACCTGGCTGGCGCGCGCGGCTCGCAGACCGGAACGGACTGGACGATTCCGCTTCAAAGCACTGCAAATTTCGCATCCATCATGGTCAACCCGGTAAAAGCGCCGACTTATAACCGGCATTTCGTGGTAAACGGAGCAGGGCTGACCGCTGGCGGTCAACAGCTGAGCTCGGTCGTTTCCACTGACGCCTTGAAACTGGTTCATCTTGATCTACTGCGCAAGAAGCTGGATGACATGGATCAGCCGTTGCAATCCGTCCAGCTCGCAGGCGACCGGGCCGCACAGACGTCCAAGATGTGGGTATTTCTTGCCACGCCGAATCAATATTCGGTGCTTCTCACAGAAGGCTCACTGCGTGCGTTTCAGCAGAATGCAGTTAACCGGGCGGCCTATCTGGACGTCCGCCATCCGCTGTTTGCAGGCGAAGTGGGTATGTGGAACGGCATTCTGGTGATCAAGAACGAGCGCGCTATCCGCTTCTTGCCAAGTGAATCCACGAAGATCATTACTTCGGCAAATGCCGTGACCGCTACTGAAACCGATCAGCAGATAAATCCTGCGCTGACTGCCGGTTATGCGGTCGAGCGGGGCCTGCTGCTCGGGGCCCAAGCCCTCGGCATTGCCTATGGCAAGACCAAGGTGAGCGGTATGCAGTACGGCTGGAAAGAGCACTGGTACAACTTCGAGAGCAATCTTGAAGTCATGGGTGAGAAGGTTTGCGGGCACGCGAAGATACGGATGTCGATTGATGATGGAACCGGATCGAAAGTTCCTACGGACTTTGGCGTCATTGCCGTCGACTCCGCGGTTCCGCTGTAAATCATTCTGATACGAGCGGGGCTTCGCTCCGCTAGTCTTCTAATTTGCAAGGAGAATTTTTAGTGGCAATTTTCAAGGCAATTGACCTGAATCGGGATCGCTTCATGGGCGGTTATGGGAATGGCTGGATCGGATTCGGTACCGTCACCCCAGCCGCTGGCACATCCGGCGATATTTATTACCCCATGCTGATACCTGCCGGGACATTGGTAACAGACGTGGATATCGTTAATGACAAGCTGGACAGCAACGGCGCGCCTACGCTGGCATGCAAGGTGGGTTACGCGCCTGTCAATCCGGCGGACGGGCCTGCTGCAGTGGATGATTATTTTGCCGTAGCAGGAAATACGCTGCTCCGCAATGCCGGTCGCTCGCCGCTGGCTTTTCAGCCCATCAAGTTCGAGAAGCCGGTGTACGTGATCGTCACATTGACGGCAAGCGCCACTACTTTCGCCTCTGGCAGGGTTACAGCAATTGTCAAGGGCGACGCACTGGGCGTCAAGTAACGATCTCCTGAAGCAGTAGTGATTTGGGCGCCTACCCAGAAACTGGGGGGCGCCCTTTTTTTGGGAATTTTAAATGCAAGTACAGTACATCGGTAAATGCAATAAGTACGACAGCATATGCGGAGTCGGGCTGCATTGGGAGCCGGGAAAGGTGCGTAGCGTGACCCCGGAGGTCGCTGAGCGGCTGCTGCATTATACGGACACGTGGGTAAAAGTTGACTCCGAGGAACGGAGGGATGAACAGCCTATCGGGCTGGGCAGGGAAGAGAAGTCTGCGGAAGAGCCCCTTCCGGTTATCGATTTCCATGCTATGGATAAAGCCGCCCTGGTTCAGTTCGCCGAGCGTGAGTACAACGAACGGTTGGATAAGCGCCTGAGCGAGACCGTGCTGCGGCACAAGGTCGTCGCGCTTTTCGGAAAACGTCAGGCTGAAGCCGAATAATGGCCTTCACATATCAGTCGGTGGTCGATCTGGCACGCATGCCGCTCAATGATGACGACAGGGCGCGGTATTCAGACGCTGCGTTGCTGATGTATGCCAACCACGGGATGCTGCAAGTTCTCAAGCGCAGACCGGATTTATTTATAGGGCAGTTTAGCAACCTGCCGGCCGGAGAGGCGGCACTTGCCGATGCCTTTCCGCTACCCGCCTGGTATGTGCAGACTCTCGCGGATTACGTCACGGCTCGGGCAGAAATGGCTGATGATGAGCATGTGAACTCGGGGCGCGCCGCAGCCTTCATACAATTATTCTCAGCTGAGGCACAGCCATGAAGCTCTGGAGCGATTTTTACGATCTGGCCGCCCCGGATGTTCCAGGCTGCCCACTCGCTGCTTTGGATATCGCGTTACGCCAGGCTGCCATTTCGTTCTGTGAACATACGCTGGCATGGAAGTACGACCACCCCGATATATCCGTTGTCCCAAACATGGGTTCATATGCTTTTGCTCCCCCGGCCGGAGCCATGGTGGACGCCATCATTCAGGCGGAATTCAATGGAAGGAAAATTGGTTCTTCTATTGCTGAAGCAGACAAGCAGATGGCCAGCTGGCGCAACCAGACGGGCATGCCGGAGTACATTCTGGGTAGCGGGACATCATTAATGTTGGCGCCGGTTCCCGGCGCTTCCGGAATCCTGACAATGACCGTGGCTCTCAAGCCTGCGCCTGGCGCCAGTGGAATAGAGGAATTCCTATTTGACGAATACCGCGAGACCATCATTCATGGTGCCCTGGCACGGCTGATGTTGTCGCCGAAGAAGCCTTATACGAATGTGCAGTTGGCGCAATACCACGACCAGCAATTTACGATACGAATGGCGGATGCCGGCATGAGAGCGGCGAGAAGCTATATACGTGCGCCATTGCGAACCCGGATTATGGGAAGGGGGTAAGGCTGACAGCCCGATTTGGCCGATTAACCCTATTAGGCCCGATTAGCGATGATTCCGCTTGTGCGGCAACCACGTCTGATTGTAATGGCTAGCTTAACTGAAGGGTATGACATGGGACTCAAATTCTCAAATTTTGGCAAGGCCGCGGTCAGTTCGGCTCCCAGTGGGACGAGCGGCCTGAGCTTCACGGTGGAAGCGGGCAAAGGGGTACTTTTTCCAACGCTGGCCACGGGCGATTATTTCTATGGGATCTTCAAGGATGCCTCCGGAAATCGTGAAATAGTAAAAATCGAAGCTCGCAGTAGCGACACGATGACCATTGCGCCGGGCGGACGCGGACTCGACGGCACGTTACCAAGAGCCTGGGCGGCCGGCGATTACTTCGTGGCCGGAATAACCAATGCAGCCCTCCAGGAATCGCTTTCCAACGCGAACCTCATCGCTTTTGGCGCATTGCCGGCATCCGCTGACCAGTTGCCGTATTTCATCGGGCCAGGTGCTGCCGCGTTGACCGGGTTATCGGCTTTCATCCGCGGCTTGCTCGACGATCCCGATGCGGCGGCGGCACGGGTAACGCTGGGTGCCGCGCCCTCGACACTCATCCCATCCGGTACGGTCATGTCATTTTTTCAGGCTACCGCCCCGGTTGGCTGGACCCAGGTAACCGCGCACAACAACAAAGCACTGCGAATTGTAAGTGGAGCAGGCGGAGGGTTCGGCGGCTCGGTAGCTTTTACCACTGCGTTCGCTTCGCAGGTGGTTACGGGATCAAATGGTGCAACAACTCTAACGGAGGCGCAAATACCTTCTCACAGACATGCGGTTATTGTTGGAAATGGATCATCTGGAACCGTTTATCCCGATTACAACCCGGCGGATGGAAACCTAGCCGCTGCTATTGCATATTCTGATTATGCCGGAGGCGGGGGGTCACATACTCACTCTTTCACTGGCGCCGCCATTAACCTGGCGGTTCAGTATATTGACATGATTCTGGCGAGCAAGGACTAATGGAAATCAAAATTGCCGAGTGCCCGCTCGGGGCGAGATGTGAAGACGTGAAAACCGAGAACGGGAAACCCGTGCTATACCGCTGTCCCTGGTATGTAAAGGTGCGTGGAACGGATATTAATACTGGAGAAGAGAACGACCACTGGGGCTGCGCCATTGCCTGGATGCCGGCGCTTTCAATCAATACCGCCAATGAATCCCGCAGGGGCGTTGCAGCGACCGAGGCCTTTCGTAATGAAATGGTGAAACAAGGGGCACAGACACAGCAGGTCTTATATCTAACGGCGCAGCAGAATTTGTTTAAGGAGGCAAAAGAGCATGCGTATAACGATAATTAGCGATGACAGCGTGGTCGGGGTTGACGGTATATTCAGGCGCATCGATTTATCGGCGATGCCCGAAAGCATCCGCGCAGTGCAGTGGAACGGCGTCACCGGCCACATTGAATACGATGACGCGGCCAACGCTCCGTTGGGTAGCATCACGGATTTCCAGCAGTTTGTAGACGCCTGGATCGCCGCCGTTCCGCAACCTCCCGTTCCTCGCGCACCAGCCGAGGCAAAAGCCGCCGCGCTTAACCGTATCAACGCAGCATATCAAGCGGCGGTAAGCGCGATGATTACAAATTATCCAAAAGACGAAGTCGAAAGCTGGCCGAAACAGGAAGCTGAGGCTCGCGCCTGGCTGAATGATCCCAGCGCCACCACGCCATGGATGGATGGCGCGGCCGCAGGCCGAGGAATAAGTAAACCTCAACTGGCTTCCAAGATCATTGATAGCGCCAACCGGTTCGCGGCCGCGCACGGGGAACTTACCGGAAAGAGGCAGAAGCTCAGGGACCGGATTGCCGCACTCGGCGATGCGCCCACACAAGCGGAGTTGGATGGGGTTCAATGGTGACCGAGCGCCAGTCCCGGCTTTAGGCCATTGCAAGTCGAGGTAGCAGAACGTCATAAATGATACTGGTGGAGCCGGTAGGCAAGTCGTTTTCTGTTTCCTTACTTATGGGTTTGGCCTCAGGTATACACGCAAGAATATCCTTAAGCTGGAGAAAAGAGACAAGCCGCCTTCGGGCGGTTTTTTATTTGTAGAGCCTTGGACGGCCTTGAGCCGTACAAAATACCACCGGCACAGGCGATTGCAGAGTTCGCATGAGTCGAGGCTGATTGCTATTTAAAACAAACGGAGATTTAAATGCCGAAATCGGTATGGGAAAAAGCGGGTGACGAAGCCAGAGCCAGAATCCAACAAGCCGCGGATTATGTGGTGGACACGGCGGAGCATGTGAATGGCAATGTGGAAGAGGAGGCTGATTCAATGCTGGAAAAGTTGAAATCGTCCAGATGGACGAGCGCCATTCTGATTGCTGCCGTGATTATGGCGGTGGTTGTCTTGTGGAGCGTGTTCTGATCATGACCGACGATGAGAGCAGCCATAGGACAGAGAGACGGCGCGGCCCGTCAACCTCTACGCTATCGTTCAGTGGAATCATTGCAGTGGCCGGCCTCGTCGCGTCCGGTGTCGCGACTTACAACGCCTTGCAAAATGATATCGCAAGCCTGAAAAGGGGAGAACTATACCAGGAGCAGACAAACCAGCGCTTGGGTGACGAGATAAAGGCCATACGAACCGAGCAGCGCGAAACAATGCGGGAGTTCAATGAAAAACTGGACAGGATTATAGACCATTGGCCTCAGAGGAGACACTGATGCGATACCTTGCCTCTTTCTCCGCTGCCGTTCTTGTTGCATGCACGGTAACTCCAGCCGTCATAAAAAACGAAGAGTCCGAATTGCCTGTACCACCGCCGAAGGAAATCCATGAGCCCAAAGATCAGAAGGAACCGGCGTCCGGTAAAACTGGCGCGAAGCCGAAACCACCGGTTCCCCAACCATGCACCGACATCAATACGGGTGACTTAAAGGAAGACATCAAGGCGAAACTTGACTGTTTATCGAGGCATACGTGATCAGGCCGTCTATCTCTATCAGTACAGCGAGGTACGTGAAATGAACTGGTTCAAGGGTTGGCCGATAACATACCTGGGGATCTCATCACTTTCAGCCGGCTCATGGATAAATAGCGGAGCTGACGCCGGGCTTATTACGTGTGGTTTCTGCCTGATTATTTCAGGTCTGATACAGCTCACGAAAATACCACGGTATTAATCCTGAATCCGGCAGCTGATCGCTTGGCTATCGGGCGACAGGCGTATGGTTAACTAAATAGGTTGAGTTGGAGAAATGATTAAACCACGGTTGGCGATAACGGCATTTGCGCTGTCTGCCTCGGCATTTGTCGGATTAACGATGTTGGAGAGCTACAGGGAAGTTGCCTATATTCCCGCACCAGGCGACGTTCCTACTATCGGCTTTGGTACTACCGACGGGGTCAGGATGGGTGACACAATTACTCCTCCCAAGGCATTAGTGCGCGCATTATCCGATGTGCAGAAGTTCGAGGGGGCGCTGAAAAAATGCGTTACCGCGCCATTGCATCAGCATGAGTATGACGCTTTTGTAAGCCTGACGTACAACATAGGCTCGCAAGCATTCTGCAATTCGACCCTGGTGAAAAAGCTGAATGCTGGCGATCACGAAGGCGCCTGCGCCGAGATCAGGCGCTGGAACCGGCAAGGCGGAAAGATATCGCCGGGCCTAACGAAGCGCCGCGAGGCCGAGTACAGGCAGTGCATGGGAATAGCGTGATGCGCAATCGCCGGACGAAGCGAAAGCACTCGTCTTGACGCAACGAAAACCCGCATGCGGGAGGTCGGGGACACATACGGGTATACGGTCGGGGATGCCGGCTGACATTTTAACCGCGGCCATAATATATCAAAACAGTTACTTAGCTCTGAGTATCTTTATGACAGCTTTTCGCATATCAGCTTTTTCCGGTATCGTCCCCCGACTCGTGAAGCGATTGCTCGCGCCAAACCAGGCACAGGTGGCTACCAATTGCAGCTTGACCAGCGGAGATATACGTCCACAAAACGGACTGAAGCTGGTATTCGCCCCCGCCATTGGTGATGACATCGTTTCCATGTTTCGCATGGAAAAGGATGGCAACGAAAAATGGCTGGCGTGGGATAGGGATGTGGACATAGCGCGTTCGCCGGTTGCGGATAATGTTTCGGGTCGCTTCTACTACTCTGGCGATGGCGAGCCGCGGGTGTCGGATTACGACACAGCTACTGCCGGCGCCGGGCCTTACCCTTCCGGTTGCTATGTGCTGGGCGTCGCACCGCCTGTTGCAAGACCCATCATAGCGCCCACAGGGGGAGCCAGCGCGACTATGGTATCGCGAGCTTACGTTTACACGTTTGTTACCCTATGGGGAGAGGAGTCCGCGCCTTCTCCTGCTTCGGACATTACGACGGGAAAAGTCGATGCCGCCTGGGTGCTTTCCAACCTGGATACCGCGCCGCCGAACTCGGGGGCGGTTATGGGTGCAGTGAGGGATACCCCGGCTGCCGGGCAGGTAACGGTTACACTCGATAGCGTTTTTGGACTTCGCGCCCATGAGGAAGTGACGTTTACTTCCATTACCGGGATGACCGATCTGAACGGTAAATTCGCGCTGATAAAGGTTGATCCAGCTACAAAAAAAGTCATCCTGCGCCTTGCTACCGCACAGGTTTACGCGGCGGGGGGAACATGGGTGCGCGTGGCGCCGCATAACACCAGCGGAATGAACAAGCGTATCTATCGCTCGCTAACCACTTCAAGCGGCACGGAGTATCAATACCTGACGACCGTCACGGCAGACACCACGGTATACAGCGATACCATGGCAGATAACAATCTGGGAGAGGTATTGCCCTCGGCTTCATGGTCCATGCCTCCGGCAGATTTGAGAGGCATCATCATTCTGGCGAACGGAATCGCATGTGGATTTCGCGGAAATGACGTGCATTTCTCCGAGCCGTTCAAACCTTACGCATGGCCGGTAACCTACCGGCAGACGTACGATCAGGACATTGTTGCTATTGGCGCGGCTGGCACGACGCTTGTGGGAATGACGAAGGGCAATCCTTTCACCATCACCGGGGTGGAACCCGCCACAATGGGCGGCGGTATGGAGAAGCTAGGGGTTGCATGGCCATGCATGGCCAAGCGCGGTGTAGCGGCTTTTGCCTTTGGCGTGGGTTATCCCGCGCCACAGGGCATGGTCATCATTGGGACAAACAGCGACATCGTGACCAAAGATCTGTTCACGCAGAGAGAGTGGTCCGAACTCAATCCGGATACCTTCATTGCCGCTTCCGCCGATAATCGTTATTACTGCGGTTATACATCTGACGGCAGTTCTCTCATGTTCATAATCGACAAATCGGAAGCCGCATCCTTTGTCAAGGTGAACCAGAAGATTACCGCTATCTGGGCTGATCCCTGGACAGGGAAACTTTATGTTGCCCTGGATAGAAAAATTTACCAGTGGGAAGGCGACGCTGGAACGAAGCTTTCGTATGAATGGAAGAGCAAGAAATTCATTACTTCTCCACCCATCAATTATGGCGCCGCCAAGATCGATGCCGACTTCGACATGACTGAAGCGGAAGTTGCGGGCGCGCAGGCAGCCTATGCCGCGGCGATTGCCGCGAATCAGGCGTTTATCGCCAGCGGCGCAATAAACGACGGTTTGGCAGACCCCTCGCTGGGCGAATATGAGTTAGGTGGAGATGGGATGCAGGATATTCCGTCTCTGGCTGTTGATTCGCTGCAATTCCAGCTTTGGTCGGATGAAACCTTGAGGTTCACCAAACAGGTTCGAAATAGCCGTGCTTTCCGCCTGCCCGGAGGTTATAAAGCAGATAACGTGGAGATTGTCCTGTCAGGAAATGTGAAGGTTACAGGCGTGGTGCTGGCTGAGACCATGGATGGGTTGAAGCAAGCGTAATTACTAATGGCGGATGCTCGCCCGATGGTCGCCTTTGAGCAGTCCGGTAATGCCGGAATATCCGCTTGCGCGAGAGGACAAGATGCCTGGTTTATGGCAAACCCATATCTAATACCAGATCCAAAATGCGAGCTGCCCTCACGGGCAGCTTTTTTTATGACCACAAAGGAGTAAAGAATGGCGAAATACGCTCATGCCGACGTTCTCGATGGCGGGTTGAATGCGATCAAGAACGGCGCAATCCGCATGCTGCTGCTCAAGGCTTATACCGCCGGGGACAGCTACGCAACCGTGACCGGTAACGCAATTTGCACCATTGCAATGGTTTCCGGCGACTACACCTTATCCGGGGCGGACAACGCGCCACGCGTATTGACCGTGGCGGCCAAGAGCGGGACAGCCTCCGCCAATTCCGGCGCGTCGCCAAACCTGCACATTGCCTTCACCGATAACGTCGGCAAAGTATTGTGGGTAACGGACGAGACATCCGATCAGGTAGTGACCAGCGGGAATACGGTCAATTTTCCGAGCTTGACTTACACCAGCAGCCAGCCGGCCTGATCATGAAAGTTGAAACGATGCAGAGGAGCCAATAATGGCGGTATTCACGCAAGCACAGGGTTCGCGCAGCGCCCCCATTCTCAGCCTTGGAGCTCTGGCGAGCGCCACGTATGCGGCTTCGCCGGCTATCGATCTCGGCGCCGCAATTCCGATGGATATCACGTTTGAGGTTGAGTGCACCCCAAGCACTGCTACGACCGGGAACAAACAGCTTATCCTTTTTGCCAAGCTGTCGCTGGACAACATAAATTTCGGCAGCGGACCGGAAAGCGGGACGACCACCACGAATGAACTCGATCTGCATTGGATTGGTACGTTGCCCTGCAATGACAATTCGCAGCATCGCAAAATGTTCAGCCTGGCAGGATTGCCTGTCGCGCGCTACCTCAAACTGGTGGTGAAAAATGACATGGGCGTGGCGCTCGCGTCGGGCACCGTTTACCGAGCCGACATCACCGGAGTGTCCGCGTAAGTGGCCGGGATCATCCTCCCGGGAAAGTGGAAAAGTCAGCCTCAGTATAACGCGCCTATCGATTACGCCGGGCTCGGCAAAGGCGCGCAGATTCTCTTCAATCCTGCTCTTGGCCCAGTCGACCTGGTTACAGGCAGGGTTTGGTCTCCTGGCGGCGACGCCTCCGTCGCCGTAGGGCAGCACGGCCGGATATTCAACTTTGACGGTGTCGATGATTTCTATGCCTATACCGGATACCCGGAACTCACCAGCAACGTCGGTACGTTTTTTATCTGGTGTACGCGCGTTGGCGCGCCTGACACGCACGGGCATGTTCTTTTCAGCGCGACATCGCCTACCGCTTCATGGCATCAGATCTATCCTACTTTAACGGTCGCGATAGGATCGAATTCCCCCAGCACAGGGACGCTCCCGTCATGGTTTAACACCAGGAACCGCAGCCTGGTGCTTGTCTCGGGCGGAACTGCTGCCACGTGTAAGGCTTATCTGGATGGGGTTGACACCGGGCTCACATGGTCAACCAATCCGGTAGCCTGGGGAGCGGGAAACAAAAATTTCAACTTCGGGCGTTATGCGGGCGGGATATTATGGGACACCGATGCCAGCGTGCTATCGGCCGGCGTAACCAGTGTGACATGGGGGGCTGCTGAAGCACGGGCCTTTCATGAAAACCCGTGGAAGTTATTTAAAACGCCTGCCAGACGGCTATGGGTTGTAGCCAGCAGCGCACTCGATCTCTCCGTGGCGAACTCATCTCATATCGCCGGAGCCGGCACCGGCGCGATTTCGCAGGCGCATTTTCTTGCCGGGGCGAATTCGGCGCAGGCTGGCGCCGTCAGCACGGACGCAATCATGCAGAGTCATGTCCTGGCTGGTACGCAGTCCATTCAGGCAAATTTCGCCAGTAATTCGGCGGTTACCCAGACGCACGTTATTGCCGGGGCTAACAGTTCGCAAGCGAATGCTGGCAATGCGGGAGCCATCAGCGGCGGCTCCAGCCTTATGGGTGCACCGAGCAACCAGGCAAATGCATCCTTGGCGGGGACGGTAGCACAGGCTCACGCATTGATTATTACTGCTTCGGTTCAGGTCAATCTGTCGAGCGCAATTGCGATTACCCGGATTCTTGTTCTGGGGGGCACGAACCTGGCGCAGCGCAATTCAGCCGGGGCTGGCGCGATAAGCTTAAGCACGGGCAACTTGGTAGCAGTATCGTCGGCACAGATCAATCTGGCTGGGGCGGGTCCAATAAGTCAAGCCTGGGTAGTTATCGACCTATGGTCTTCGCCGCCGAAGGTGTCAAGCGCAATCAGGAAACCCGGCATTCCCGCCGGCACACCCGCCTGGCTCAAGATTTTTCTGGAGGTCATCGCCGGCAGGCGAGGCAACAGGATAATGGCGCCGCCGCTGCGAAATCTAACTTTTTCCGCAACCCCGACAAAGGCTGAATGCGAAGCGCTTTATTCGTATGTTAACGATGTGCGCGCATCGCTGGATGCTCTTTTAAATCGACTGGATAGCTGACATGAACAATGAGCTGATCAATTTATTACGCACGCATATAGGGGCGCCATTAACCCCTGAGCTGGCTGCGGACATCATGCTTGCCGCAGCCCGGGTCCCGGCACTGATTGCTTGCGATGCGGTTGATCAAATCAAACCGGAACGATACGGTGATTTCGTGTTTTCTCTTGAGCGTATTGAAGCCATTGCCGGGGAAATCATGCCTTTACACCGCGCCCATTGGGATGAGACGGAAGGGCACCGGCATGGGCTGCCCCTCGATCCGGATTATCCGGCATTCATCCGGTATGAACAGGCAGGGCGCTACGTGCTCCTGACTTTAAGAATGGGCGACAGATTATTAGGCAACTGCGCAATGTACCTGGACAAGAGTACGCATACGCAAACCATCATTGCCACTGAGGATACGCTATATCTGTTGCCAGAAGCGCGCAAAGGCAGGGTGGCGCGCCAGTTTGTGGCCTACGTCGAGCGCGCCATGCGCCAACTCGGCGCCCGAGAAATTCATATCACCGTAAAAACAGTCAACAAGGCAGGGCGGTTCTTCAGGATGCTCGGTTACCGCCATGTCGAAAATGGATTGATGAAAATACTGGAGGTTGACAATGTGTAGCCCAAAGCCGCCGAAGCCCGACCCACTGATCGGGCAGGCAGCAAAACAGAATGCGGACATCGCCCAGCAGCAGCTCGACGTTGCCCGGGAACAGATGGCGTGGGAGAAGGACCGCGCCAGAACGCAAGACCCCCTTATCCAAAAGATCGTCGACCAGCAGATTGCGTCGGGCGACGCCAACGCCGCCAGGGCGGAATCTCAATGGGAAACTTATCGCAAGCTATTTGCGCCTGTCGAAGAGCAAATGGTGCAGGACGCCAACACGTTCGATTCCCCGGAACGTCGGGAGAGAGCGGCTGCGGAGGCGGCGGCCGACGTTGCCCGCCGCTACCAGGGGGCGCTTGAATCCAGCCAGCGTGCAATGGAACGCATGGGTGTCAATCCAAGCTCCGGCAAGTACCAGTCCATAACGAATGATATTAACCTTGGGCTCGCCAGGGATTCGGCGGGAGCCATGAACAAAGCCCGGCGGGAAACGGAATTGCAGGGCATGGCGATGAGGCAGGGCGCGGCTCAATTTGGGCGAAGCATGCCCACAACCGGCATTGCGACGGATGCGGCTGCGCTCAATGCCGGCAACTC